CCATCGGTGCTAAAATAAAAATGGCTGCTGCGAATTTCAGCTGGATGTAGTTTGCTAGGATATTGAATATTTTGAGCACCAGTAAAACGTACATTGGGCACCAGTGGCAGTCTGCGAACCAGCTCATATCCCACACTTACGTTTAGTATGGCATTGTCTATATCCATGAGCTGTTCTTCTAGCTGGCTGCTATAAAAAGTTGCATTGAAGCGAGCCAGATTGGTGTTCATGAATTGTGTTACCACATCATTGACCAGGGTTTGAATTTGTGCAGCAGTTCTGGCAGTTTGTGCACTGCTGTAGCGAACATCTATGGTAAAGTTAAAATAGGTTAAGGTTGGATCTACAAACTCATGTTGTGCGGTTACTACACTGCGGGGTTTGAGTATTTCATCAACAATGAATTCTTTTTCAGCCGCAGTCAAAACATAACCAGTCTTGGGTTTCACACTAATAAAGGTTTTTCCATACTGTGGTGGATCGTTGTTTTCACCACCCCAGATGTTTACACTTTGTACTCCAGGCAGGTAATTACTAATCAGTGTAGCATAGTCTGTTTTGGTAACCGCGCGACCCTGTGCAGTATAATTGTTAAGACTGCGGAATCTAATGCTGTCCAGAGTTTCACGTTCGGCTCCGCCGGCTGGTTTGCTTGTGGTGGTAATGGTTCTATCATTGGCTGCTTCACCAGCAATAGAATTCACACTCCAGCTCAGCGGAATGTTGTTGCTGACATTGGCCGCATCTCCATCACTGATTAAATAACGAACTTTTACTATGTCGCCCTGGTTGAGTTTTTGACCCAGCACGTCATCGCCAAAATAAATTTCATACAGGCCTCGGGTATTTTCCTGCAGATAATACACTGTGCTGGTTGAATCAACGGCCGTGATGTCTGACACCGGAGTATATACGGCGTCAAACTGTCCAACGCCATTGTACTGCACCAGCACCTGCATAGTCTGAGTATCTATGTTGGCATTGCTTATTTCATAACGATCAGCTGGACTAGAATTAGCACCAACAGTAAAATATTGTTCAAGAATGCGGCCCTCGTATACTGTTACATTATTAAAAGTATAAGTACCGCTGACTGGTGTTGTACTATAACTGTCTATGTTGTAAAAATTAAAACCTGTACCGTCTATGATAGTGGTAAACAGTGTATAGGGTTCTAGAGTTAAAAAGTTTGGTGCGCTGGGTATGTTTGAAATTGCCAGGCTAATCTTGGCTGTTGCACTGCGACGGCTCTGAGGCAAATAATTAATCTGTTTGGCCAGGCTAACCACGCTGCTGCGTTTTAAAGCTGTGTCCAGGAACATTTCGTTGCTGACCATGTTGGCTAATACAGCATTATAGTGTGTATTATAGGCCAGTATGTCCAGTAATACATTAAGGTTAGATGCTTCAAAGTCATAGTCTGTAAACTGACTTTGACTTTTCAAATAGTTTTTTAAATTGTCTTTGATGGTATCAAAGTCTAGTTCGGTTACGCGGACGTTGTTGGCCATTATCGTACTCTGGTAAAGGTTGTTGTAAACTCAGCTATGTTCTGAGTATTTTTGTTTTTATAGATTATGGTAATATAAACCTCGTTGTCGTCAGTGTTGCTGGGACTAACCTCTACACTAAGTACTTCTACTCGGGGTTCATATCGGGTTATGGTATTATACAAGGTTCGTTCAGCCACGGCTATGGTAAAATCATCCAGCTGTTCAAACAATATGTTGATTAACTGACAGCCAAAGTCAGGTTCAAAAGGTTTATCATAGTTGCGACTCAGGATCAAATTACGCAATGCACCTCGTATGGCATTGTCATCGCTTTTACTGGCTACATCCCGTGTTTTAGGGTTGTAGGTAAACGCAGCGTCTAGATCTATGAATTGTCGGGTTGCTCTGGCCATAAGTTTATTTATCTGTTGTATCGATTATTTATCCAATTACAAAGGAGGATTTTCGTAACCTACATAAGTAATTGCCGTAGAAGTGCTTTGTATCTTTATGACAAAGGGATCACCAGTAAATGTACTAAAATCTATTTTTGCTGGTATGGTTAAATCTGCATCCCAGAATAGAGCGATCTGAGTGTTTGAAATAACCTTGACATAATATCTAGGTCGTGCCATTGGTGTCATATCCTGAATCAGTTAATATTACCTGATCACCATCACCATAGCCATGGCCGCCTGGAGCTGTTAATACTGGCACAGATTCTATACCTAACACCTCTTTAAGATCATCCAATGTAAAGTCTTCAACACCAAGATCTGGAAATGCCTGGGTAACTGCCCCCAGAGCAGCCCCAACTACTCCGCCACCACTGGTTGGAATGATTCTACCAACATCAGTAACCCGGGTTGATACTATGTCTCGAATTTTTTCGTTTACTAGATCAGTAACATCCTGGCCACCAATGATCAGAGGATCTGTTATCTGAGGAATTTCTACACCTAGTTTATCCAGAACATCACCCACTGTTGGTAATGTTGGTAGTTTACCAATGCCTAGGCTTTGAGTAATCTCACCAAACGACCCCAGCATTGAACCCGCCATGGACAACATGTCCAAGGCACCTATGGGAGCACCTATGTTAACATTGGGACTGCCCATGGCAATTAAACTACCACAATTAATGCTGTCGCCAATGCGAGCCGCTGGACGTCCATTGATATACACGTTGGCCGCACCCGAATCTACTAGACCCGGATGACAACTACTTTTGCAACAGTGTACCATCCAGCCGTCATTCTGTCTATGTGCCCCTAGGCCATTAATTTTAACATTGGTGCTAAAAGTAACCCCCAGCCTTGGCGGCCAACAACCATGTCCGGTGCAAAAACAACCTATGAAAGAAGCAGCTGGCATTATTCTACAGATCCTGGTGGTAAAGGCAATGGTGTATCAAACAGACTGTTATCACCACCATCTAGAGTTCCTCGTTTAATTAAACCAATTAAAAGATTGCGTTTACGATTCCAATCATTAAATACAAGTTGTGTAAGATTAAAAGTACCTACACTGCTTTGTACTGTTACTACTATGGTTGTGGTAGTACGTCTATCAGCCTCGTAGCTAAATAGTTTGTAATACGAGTCGGGCAGTCTGGTATGACTTTTAACCGAATATTCAGTAGCATCTTCCGTGGATATTCTATACTTCCATTCATCATCATCAAAGATGCCTCTGTGCCAACCACTAATTCTAATAGTTGCACCCTGACCTAAAAACGTGCCAGTGGTCTGATTGGTTGGATTATTGTTACCAACAACAATTAATAATTTACTGGTGTCAGCTACATATACTGTTACTGAGCTTACAGTTACTGTAATGGCTGTTAAAAATACTGCATCCGTGTAAAACGTATGAATACTGCTAAACGGTACATATTCATAGGTCGATGGCAACGTGGTTGGTAATAATACTGCCATGTTATGCCTGAGTCATGTCTACTAGATAGTTGGCTACAACCTCACCGTTTACCGTGGTAATGACTTTGTCTTCGGCTGCGATATCACGATTGCCTTCTTGTTTATGTACTATGCTAATCCAAGGTGTACCAGAACCAATGGTGCTGTATTCTAGTTTAATCTGGTCATAGGGAACATTATCCTTGACCCATTGTGCTATGCTAAAATATTCGGATGCATCAGCACCTTTGAACTGAACATTTGCTGCCTGACCCAGATTAAATGGTGTTGCGGTATTAAGTTGTTCCTGTACTGCATCCAGTGCTGTACTGCCCAATTCTTTTGTAATGCCCGCAAACATCTTACTGAGTGGACTGTCTGGATCAGAATCTAATAATTGCCCCGCCACAGGTTTAAATGCATCGCTAATTTCCATGTTAGGGTATCGATCTCGGAGCGGATCCAGAGCATTTACTGCCAGTGATTTTAAATTAGTTGCAATTTCATCTATGCCCAGATTGCCCTGAGGACTAAGGAAATTCTGCAATCCAACTTCTTTGACTCGGCTAGACAAATCTCCTACATTAAAATGCTTGCTTAGCTGTGCAACTGCTGGTATGTCAGTCCAGCTAGAAAATTCATTTACAACTGCAGTGCTGCCCAGTATCTGTTTGGGTATATTTAAATCAAAGTTGGCAATGTTGCCATCTGTAAAGGATTTTATTAAATTCTTACCTTGGTCAATTAAATTGCCAGGTAACAGATCTCCTAGACTTCCACCAGTGCCAAATATATTGCCAAATCCTGATCCTGTACCTGATGCAACAAATCCTGACCCACCCAGTAATACAGCACCACCACCCAGACTGTTTTCGCCAGCTGCACTAGGCAACTTGCCCAGGAATCCTAGAATTCCACTACCACCGCTACCACCAGAATTACCAAATATACCGGACAGTCCCTTGCCTATGGCATTTTGTGGATTGGCAGTCTTGGTAGGGAATGGAACCAATCCAGTTTGATCAAACGCACTGGTTGTATTGCCATAGATGTCACTCAGTGCGCCATCATCTAGTAGGGTTGCAGTAGCAGCAAATGGATTGGCTGTGCCAGAATTTAAATTAATGTCGCTGGCATCCATGTCCAGATCACCACTAACTCTGTGTTGTTCACTACCACTAACTCTATAGTTTAGATCGCCACCCACACTGTTGTTAAAATAATTGCCAGTTGTAATGTTTAGATCCTGCTGAGCTTCTATGTTGATGTTCTTGGCCTTGATGTTAAAGGTTCCAGATACATTTAGGTCGGCATCATTTTTAATATTAATAGTAGTTTTGCCCAGCACTTCAACATCCAGGGCGTTTTTAACCAATAAAGTTTTAGCGCCATCTACGGTTATGTCGTGATTGCCCATGATGTACATGCGATTGTTGCGATTGTATATTTCGTAGTTTTCGCCCTTGACCTTGTAGCTCACACTGCCTTCGCGATCAATTTCAACAAAGGTTCCGGTTTTGTGATAGATGTGTATGCGTTCAGCATTGGGAGTATCATCCAGCTCAATGACATGGCCGCTTTCGGTTTCTTTAACATGGTTGTAGGGATACTTGGCATTAAAAGCACTTTCGGGTTCGTTCCAAGTACCTGAGCTGGCACCATTAGCCGTAGGTATGCTTTCACTTCGATTAGTGTCTTTTTCTTTTAACAGTGTAGTTTGTAAACTATCATTGTTGGTGGCCAACTTGTTGGTGTCGGCTCGAGCAGTATAATCGCACTTGGGATACACACTGTTGGGATCTCCAAAAGCATCGGGTTGCCCTAGTTTAACATTGTTTAAAGCGCCAGCCCAGTTTATTACATTATCAAAGATGTTTTTATTACTTTTAATACTGACACCAGCTGTATTAGTTCCAGCCGGCAGTGTGGCACTGGCATTTATGGCCCTGGCTCCTGCTTCCCACCAGGACGATGCCTTGGTTCCATTACTATCAGCACCATTAACACCATTTTTTAAATCGCGAGCACCTGTCCAGCCCAGCAGATGAGCTGAGCCTAAATATCCGGCCACCTGATCTGCAGACATCTGAGTGTCTATAATACCTTTGCTTCTTAGTATGCTATAGTTACTGGCCGTAATATCATACATGGCCGTTTCTTGTACGTTGTTTTTATTCTGTTTAAATTCTTCCAGACTGAATACACCATTTTTACCAGTCCAGTTACGACTATCTGCCAGTTCTTCGTTGGTTAATCTACGAACAGGTACGGGATTTTTTAAATATCCCGTGGTCTGCAGAGCCTCGGCTCCTACCTGGTATTTACCAACAAATCCAGATCCTGAGATCTGAGTGCCATAATTTTGTGTGGTGCCCGTACTGGAACTTTCTCTAAAGGCTATGGCATCCATGTAGGCCTGAATCTGAGCCTGATTCAACGGAGGCAGAGTTGAGCCTATGCTGTTGGAGCTGGTAGCTGCATTATCCACGGGTTGTGGATTTTCTGGCAGGGCAACACCATTGGGATTAAGTACTATTCTGTTGTTAACATCGCGTTGCGAATTTGTAGCATTAGACTCAGCCTTGGCCTGGGCTACACAGGCATTGCTGGTGTTGGGAATACCGCCAATGGTTCCCATGATTATGGGTTGTTGGCATTCGGCACCGTCAGCAAAGAAACCTACTACCCAGGTGCCTTCGAGCGGTCCTAGCGGAGTAGTACCTTTGCCACTGATAGCAGCACTAAGTATGGGCTGCATGGGCATGCTCCAGGGTAAAGCATTGGTAGGCAATTCGTTTTTATTGTCGGTATGATAACCAGTTATGCGTACTCTAACACGACCTAGTTTAAGAGGATCCATGCGATCTTCGACCACACCTACCCACCACCAAAACCCGTCGCGTGCAAATAAATTATCTATGCTAGTTGTCATATCGATGAATTCCCATTGAAACTGTCTTTGACTAATTCTAAAACCATGCCGTGTCTTTGCAAATCTACCTTGTGTCTGATGGCTGTAACCAAATAATTACCTGTTAGTATTCTATCATAATTAAGTTTGTTTTTATCAGATGCATCCAGAGGAGTTGCTATGGGGTAGATAAATTTAACCACACTGCCAACCTCCATGTCGGTTCGCCCCGGAACCGTAATTTCAATTTTAAAGTTGTTCAATTCGTTCAGGGTGCTGGTTCTGCGAGGAACTATGTCCGCGGCCTTATCTGCTACGTTGTTTCTATATCCAGTATATAAACCAAAATGCTGCATGGCAACCTTCTGATGCCCAGCAGCGGTTCTTAATGAACCTATGCCTCCGGTGCTGAATGGTGGCACTGGTGTTGGTTCCATGTGATGATAACCACCCCAGTTGTTTACATGGTCATAGTCATAGATTTCATATTTTTTAGTAACCACATCCAGAGTAAACAATCTGTTGGCCAAGTATCCATTCATGCTATTCTTTAGTATGTTGATATTTTCTATGATTTTAAAATCACTTACAGTCTTGTACTGGCGATCTATGTTGCTAACATACAGTGAATCATCGGTATTGGCATGACCCAGTGGAGCATACACATAGGTCTGTGCAACAGTCTTGGAATCATTATAGGTTTTATAAATCTGTTCAACGTTGGTAAAGTAAAAATTTTTATTGCTTTCAAAAAACAAATAACCTGGGTTGTTGTAACCAGCTCCTATGGCCTTGCTGGCTAACCAGTTTAAACACTTGAGTGGGCGCCAACCCGGGCTGGTAAATTTTACCTGATTTTGAGTTTCACCTAGTATGACCAAAGTACTAAATTTACTTTCACCAGTGCGGCTAACAGCTACATAGTCTTCGAATATTTTTTTAACTACAGCATCAACCTTGCCTTCGAAGGTTCTATACACAGGACTAAGAGCATCTACTATAATTTCGGGACTGCAAAAATGCATGATATAGCTTTGTTTGGCCGTATCATTGGTAAAGATTTTATCTGTAATACTATAAACCTTAAAGGTTTTGTAGATGGCAGCGCCTTCCATGCTAGGGGTGAAAAATTTAATGCGTACGTATTCATCACCTATGATGCCATGTCGTTGAGTAAGATTGGCATTGTCAATGATTAATAGGTTGCCGGCCAGACCGGTACGAAACATGTCCTCGTAGAGGTTTAATTCACTAACATAAAGTCTAATATCAATTTCAGCACCAGTTGCTGTAATCAATGTAACTTCATGTAGGTCTACATCGCCGGCTGCACTAACGCCGGTGCTTAAATCAGTCTGAGACATTATTTAATATTCCTATGAAACTTTCAATAAATCTGGGAACGTATTGTGGTTTAATTACTCTAATGGTTCTGCGAGTTTCGTTAATGGCTTCTTCGTACTCGGTATTAGTAACTCTGGTTACAGTTGAACTATAACTAAAATTATCTATCATGGTTTTACCAACCACGGCTACAGTAACTGCTGCACCTGATACTGTGATGCTGGTGTTACTGTTTACGGCTACAACTGTATAGGCTGTGGTAGTTGTTCCAAAACGAACTGCAAAAGCCGTACTTAATACTTCGGTCGTAAATGCTGTGCCAGTTCCTACGACAGCTATGCTGCTGCCTGCACTGGTTGTAGCTACATCTACAGTACCTGTAAATGCCTTGTAATATACAGTATCACCAGAACTATTTTCATAGTGATGTGCAGCATTTACATTGGCTGCGCCGTATTTGTCTCGAATATAATTAGTTAGTGAATTCTGTGTCTGAGCCCAGTCAAAGCGGGGATCTATGGTTTCGTTCGTAATCAATATGACCCAGTGTAGATTTGGATCGCCATAGAGTTTATGAGCCAGGATTTCTGGTGTATCTCCATCGGCTAGCTGATATTCATAATAGGCACTACTGCCTAAAATGCTGTTGGCGTCGGCCTTGACTCTGCGAAAAAAGTCGGTCATGACGAAACTACTGATGCCATCGTCTAGGCTATAGTTAATCAAAGGAAAATTTTCAAAATACTTGCTCATGTTAGAATCCTTCCTTGTCTATGCGTTCTTTGGTCAGACGTTCTAGTTCTCTAAACTCTAGACTAAGATTAATTTCTGTTGGCATACCATCGCCAAAGGTATTCCAGGTCTGACCACCATAGTCTACACTCATGCGTTCCAGCACACAGGTACTGATTCTGTGTAGATTGGTATTTTCATAGCCCTGATAATAATAGGCTATGTCAAAGGTGCTGGGATAGACATAGAACAGTTTGCCTGAACTTACTTCTGGGTGCATGTGAAACTTAAATTTCTTAATGATGTTTCTAACAGCCTGAGCTTCGCTTTCACTGCGGGGATAAAATTTATAATCAAATCGGAATGTACGATTTTCTACATTGCGGAAAACCTGTTCTCTAAAAGGATTAGGTGCCAGTCCAGATCCAAATTGCAGTGCATCGCTGAGTGCAAAATCCGCCCCCAGTATGTTGGCTATGCCCTGTGGAAGTTTTGCGGCCTGTAAAGCTAAAATTCTGGTCAAATCATTGCGGCGTTCACCCTGTAATTGATCTGAAAAACTGCCCGTGGATAGTGCACCTATGAGTGTGCCTAGATCCTTGCCGTCATAGTCCACACCATACTTGACGCTGGGTTTTTCGTTGATTGCCAGCATGATGGCATCACTGATGCGAAATGACCGATCGGGTGTAAACAAACCCAGACTTTCGTTGACCAACTGACCTAGTTCAGCACCTACATAAGCACCACCGCCAAAGGCAGCAACCACAGTTCCCAGCTGTATGGCCTTGCCACCTACGCTGGTTTTGCCAAAGTTTTTTAGTAATAAATTTGCCAGACTTGCTGCACCAACTGCACCAACTCCTCCAGCTGACAGGGTTACTGCAGCACCAGCTACATCTTTACCTGACAATGATGTTCCAACTGATTTTATAGCTACTCGTTTACTGGCATCACCCTTGTACTTACTTTTTTCTCGTACATTAATAAAAAATACCATGTAGTGTGGAAGATCTGGTTCGGCTCCGGTTTTTTCGGGATAGCGATGCATGCTAACCGAATAGGTCAATCCTCCCGCTTTACCTGTGTCTGGGCCAAAATATTCGGGCTGAA